TTCTTCCGCATATCTACTTTTGATTGAGGAGTTTCTTCATATTTTTTAGCAGTTGCTTCTCTTCCTTTTTTTAAAGCATCCTTATTTACAGTTAAAGTTCCATTTTTGTGACCCTCTTTTTTAAGGTCTGACATATATTTCTTTTGTTCATCCGACCAATAATTACCAAAATTAGGGTTATTTTCGCCTAATAAAGTTTGGCTAAGTAATAATTTTGTATCTTCATGGACAATCATGTTGGTTTTAGAATCCCTCCTTAAATTGTAACCAAATTCTCTATCACAACTATTATAAAAATCCATCCAATAAAGCTCCCTTATTTTAAAAACGATTTCATCTATAGGTAATTCTTCTAAAATAACAAATTCAAAATTATTTAATTCGTACTTTTGAACAGCGTTCCATAAATATCTGTTAGTATTTTTACTTTTTATCTTTTTCTTTAAATCTGATTTGTGTGTAGCCCATCTCTTCTTTATATTTTTAGATTTGCCTACGTAAATTTTTTGGTCTAATTTATTTACGATAGCGTAAATACCACTTTTAATCTCACTCATAATTTCGGCTTATAAACGCAGAAAAGCTCCAATTGAGCCGATACGAGCGGACATCAAAAGGAACTTCTCTAATATTTTTAGTATTTTAAGTGTAGTCTAGGCTCGTATTTCTAAATTACGGAGCAAATATACAACTTTATTTTTATACTTCCTAATCTATTAACTTAGATTTAACTTTTGACGGTCTTATTTCGGCAGGAATTCCATATTTCTCTTGTAACCATTCTCTATTACAAGACTGATACTGTAATTGGGTTGGTGTTTTTTCGACGCAAAATTTGATATAATTCTCTTCCTCTCTTTCTCTTTTCTTCAATTCTACTTGAAGTTTTCTTTCAGTTTCTAATCTTTCTGTTGTTCCGTCCACATTATGGATAATTTTATAAGCTTGGTTAATATAATAATTATAATCTACATTATAGTTTGCAGAATCATAATAATCCATAAACATTGTCATCTTATTTCCACCAACGGTAATTTCTTTTCTACCATCAGAATAATTCTTTTTTAAATAATCTCCATCTGTAGAAACATAAAAACGAATAACTTTATCTGTAATATTTTTTATAAGATTTTCTTCACCGTCTTCTATGGTATAATTCTGATTACTTTGAATCTTTTTACCTATACAGAAGTCATATATACCTTGATTTTCAATTTTACCATAATTACCAACAAATAAATGATTTTCAATTGTATCTTCTACTGGAATATTGTTTACAAAATATCTTTTTATTGCGATTTGAACTATTCTTTCGGAGCGATTTTTATGTAACTCCATATCAATTTCAAAAGCTCCTTTTAATTTTACTTTTCCATTTGTGTAAATTGCCCCATAATTATTTACGTCACGAGAGAAAACTTTAGAATAAGTCGCATATTCTAATTCTAATTTTGTAAGCTCTTCTAACCATAGACAAATATTGTAAACTTCTCTTTTTTTATTTTTCGGTACAATTAAGCAAGCTCCGTCTGTATTGACCATCTGTACTCGAACTCCTTTTATTTGCGCTAATCTTTCACACAACATAGCTAAAATTAGCTGTCCATTTACTGTAATTGACATTTGAAAAAATTTGTCATACAGAAAACTATAAGCATCTCCTGACTTTCCGTAGCAAGAATTTAAAAGTAATTTAATTGATTTGTTTTGTGGATTAGACTTCGGAATTAGTTTTCTTTTTTCGTACAGTTCTTCATATAATATACAAAAGGATTCTGATAAATGCTTAGGGTAGAATTTATTTCTAATTGCTATATTTGGATAATAACTAGAAAAATCTATATCTAAAATTATGTTTTCATCATCTTCTTCGTATATTGAATTATCCCTATTAGCGTGCAAACCGCCGACTCCAAATACATAATCTATTCCATCGTAGGTTAAGACATGTTTGAAAACACCTTTTGTTGATTCAATATCCTGTTCTTTAAAATATTCCAAAACAGAATTGAATTCTGGTGTTATAAAATTAATATAAGGTAAAATTACTTCTTCTAACTTAATACTCTTATGATGGGTCTGCATCTTTTTCAACTTGGGTTTCTCAATCATAAGTTTTTCTGCCATCAAATCTAAAAACAACATCTCTCCGATGCTACTATCAGATTTATTAAACAACTCCAAATGCATATTTTCCGATTGTTGCGCAAATCTTAATTCAATAAGTTCCTCTGATTTTTTAAAAAATTCTTCTGTTGCATCCACATCATTGTGACAATAATCAATGACATCATCAAACTTACTCGAATCTAATACTTCATCGAACTTATAAGGCAAATCTTGAATTTTCTTCCAATTCATTGAATATTCGAGCCATTTCAATGAAGATTTTCGTGCCAAATTATTTAGATGGTGTTGCAAATACAAATCTAATTGTTGACAAGATAATTTAGATTCTTGATACGGTGGAAATTCTTTATTATTAATTTTTTCAATAACAGACTGAGCAAATTCCATAATATGTTTTGCTTTAGTTTTTCCTGTTAGTTTTTTAAATGAATCTTTGGCTTCCATCAACCATTGTAAAACTTGAGCATCAAAACGAACATTGTTAAAACCTACGAAAAACCAGCCTTTAGAAGCACCTTCTTTTAAAAAAGCTACCAAAGGTTCATATTCATCTTTTCTTTCGCTTATTTCGAACGTTTTATACCTTCCTTTATATTTAAATACTACACAAAAGATTGAAAGAAACGTCTCAATATCGTATGTGAGAAATATATGTGATTGTTTTACTTCTTCTGACATAATTTTTATAATTGAAAATGAAAATCTATTGAACCTACTTTAACATACTTATGCTTATTTTCATCAAAGTACTCAGACAAAGCCATTTCATAATGTTGATTTAGAGGGTATTGAGAACTGTTTATTTTATTCTCCATGTATTCTAATTGTTTATGTTCTTTATTTGAAACTTTATAAACTGTGTCTTCTATGATTATTACTTTCATTTTTCTGTTTTCATTTTTTTTCGCGCGAATCCTAACATTTCTTCAATACTTTCTTTCATTTTCTGAGAATCTTCTTCATCGCCATCAATAATAAAGTGTTCATCCTCATATCTCACTGTAGCATTTTTATACTCAGCATTAAGATAATTTACAATATCTTCTATACAAGTTTGTCTTTTTAATTTCATTGAGTGCTCTACGTACTCTTTAATATCTTTCTTTCTCATAATTTATTCAGATTTCCTATACTCACAAACAACTGTCCACAAGTCGTATTTACCTATGTTTTCAGCTATAAATTGATCTGCGTCTTCTAATGTATCAAATCCATCGTCTAAAGCACTCCTTTTATTATAGTCCATTTCAGTATCATCTATATTCCTGTAAAGATATGAATGTAAAGTTTTTTGTCCATACCCGTATTCTTCTGAGACACTTCTTGATTCTAAAGATGTGCTTGTTAATTCTAATATTCTGTATATTTTTTCCATATTTTATTTTTTACCCGCGAAATTAAAAACTATCATTATAATCTTTTTCGGTAATTATATATTTTTTAAAAGGACTGTGATATTTTACAGATTCTATTAACTTCATTATTTCTCTTCGCTTTTCTTGAAAGTATTCATCACAATAAATATCTGCTTCACTATAAACAATATCTTGTATTTTATAATAATCTTCGTCAGCATAGACACTAGCTTCTTCACAAAACTCTACCTCCATGCCAACTATCTCTTCTTTAGTTAAACCATCAGAAATCATATAATCAATCATTTCCTCTAAAGTGTCTTCATAGTGGTCATCTCCCCATAATACTGCTACTATATTTTTTTCTTTACTCATAATTCTCTAAAAACACTTTATTAAGCTTATTTACTTTTTCTAATTCTTTTTCTGCCGCCGTTTTAAGCTCAATCTCTTTACTGTATTTGCCTTCCCACAATAAACCAATATTTGTCACGCCATCTAAGTCCATTTCAAATTCATAACAGTCTACAGGAACATATTTGTAACGCTGAAATAAAGTGATGAATGGTAATAACCAAAATCTATAACTTGTTGCACCAAAATCCGTCCACTCTAATTGATATTTTGATATTGAAAACCAATTCCTAACCTCTTCGTAAACATTTAACTCATAAATAGGTGTCACCTTGTTTTTAAATCTTTTTGGTGGACTGAGTTTAATTCTAAATTTAAAGTTACTTAATAAGCTATTGAAAACAAGCACTAAAAATACATATCCTGCTAAAATTATTTGAGAAAAAAGACAAGATAAGAAAAACATCTCTATAGCATCAGCCTTTTGGTCAAGAGTTATCCCTAATACGCCCATTCCAATTGTGTAAAATATCCACAACCAAAAAATTATTTTATCTCTCATACACCAAACTTATTAAAAAATGAATTGAAATTAAAACTATTGAAATACAAAATGCCGCAGGAAAGAAAAGTCCTGTAATAAAACTAAGGAAAAAGCCACTCTCTGTGAAAATATATTTCTTAAAATATAGCATACAAGCTAATGCTAGAATCGCGTAAATAATAAGTATTGTCATCATTAGCTATAAAACTGTTTAAAATCTATTTCTACTTCTTTGTCTCCAGATATACTCCTTAAACTGCATCCGAGTAAAGACCAACTGTCTCCTTCTATTAATCTATACTCGTAAAACTGCCAATCTTCGTGACAGATTTCTAATATTTCTATGCCGTTTTTATCTTTGTAATAGTTGTAGTTATCGTGAGACTTATGCTCTAAATGCTCAAATTCTGCTGGGTTTATAACTAATTTCATACGCTTGCGCTTTACTTGTTTATTATTTTATATACAGATTTCATATTTCTTTCTGTTATTAGTTTTGGTGCGCAATCTTTAACTGTTTCGCACTTCTTTTGATAACAACGGCAAAATCCATTAGTATTTAAGTGACAATTTTTCATATCATTCCTCAATTTTAATTACTTTCCAAAAATATTTCCACTCGCCATAATAAAACCTATAATCATATTCATTTAAATACGTTTCTCTAGATTTAAACTTCTCTTCAACCACTGTTACATTTCCTAATAATACTCCTGTCCAATAAAAATCATATCCGTTCCATGTTATTCCTAGTAGTGAAAATAGTTTTCTTGTTCTATATTTTTTTAGCCGAATTTCTTGATAATCTTTCATAATTTTACTTTTTATTATTTTCAAACCACTGTTTAATTTTATATACATCTTCTTCTGTTTGGGGGAGTTGCCACTCTGAGCATTTGATTAATAGCTTAAGAACCTGCTCTTCCGAATACATTCTCTCAGCCATCCACTTTGCTCCTGTTTTAAAACTAAATAATGGATTTTCTAATTGTGGGTAGTTATCTATTAAGTTACAATGTTCTATTCCAGCCTCTTCAAGCTCTAACTGTTCTGCTAATTGCTTATTTATCTCTGGGTCGCCATTCTTTTCAAGCCAAGTGTCTATGATGTTTTTCTTCTTTGTAAACTTTTGCATAGGTGAAATCCAATCGTCTTTTTTAGGTGTATTTTCCATGATTTAATATTTATAAGGCAAATGTAATAATAATTTCCGCAATAAAAAAGAAAAACACAGAAGAAATTAATCAACTGTGTTTATTTATATTCATTCTAATTAGAACGGTTCATCTTTATCTTTCGGTATATCAAATGCGTCTGATAAGGATTTCAGGGGTGGTGTGGCTTCAAATACTGGGGTTTCAAAGATTGGTGCTGTGAATATAGGAGGGAGAGTGAATGAAGTTGTTTTACTAACGGGGTTTAGTTCACTATCATTTTTATCTACTTCAAATATCTCCTCTATAAATATATCTTTAAAGTTTTTCAAATCGTTCTTCGAGCGCACCTTAACGTAATGCCAAAAGACCAAACCTTTAGTCATAAAACTAGAATATTTATTTTTAGGTTCTAAGTACTTAGATAAATAACTATACTTTTCTTCATTTACAGCTCCATATTCCATGTAGCCCATTAAATAAGGATTATGGACTACTATTTGAACATCCGAGGCGTGCTCTAGTTTAGATGAGTTAAAAAAATCACTAGTTCTAGGAAACATTTCTTTAGGAGTTGTTCTCTGTTTTAATTCACGGTTTAATTGCGCTAACTGTATTATACTTAAGTTCTTAACTTCTCTTTTTAATTTAATTAGAACTGTTTGTAAGTTAGATAATGCAGTAGTTTCGTCAGAGCCTTCTGTATTTACTAAGTTTGAATTATCTATAGTTGCAACAATTTGTTTTTTGTCCTTATGTTGTTCACAAAATACTTTTAAGTCTTGGTATAAATTTTCAGGTTTATAAGTATCAAATGTCTCATAAATATAATCTGAATTTAGCTCTAAATAAACTTCATTAAAAGCTTTTTTTGCTTCTTCATCTGGTTCAGAGTACAATAACTCACTAAAAGGTTTCTTTGTTTTTGCCTGAACCCTGTTTAAGATAGCTTCCTCTTTGGTCATTTCCCAATCAATCTTCAAAAGAATAACGTTTTCTTTAGAATTTGGGTTCAACTTTTCATCAAATATATCTTCTTCAAGCTGTCTTAGAGTATGTGATTTTCCAAAGGAAGATAATCCACCAATGGTATAGATTCTTTGTCTTGCAATTCCTCCGTGTGTTATATCATTAAAATGAGTAAATCTAGTTTTTAGAGGTTTATAGTCTCCTTTTTGCCCATCTTTAATTCTGTTAAAACTTTCAGTAGTTGTTTCTTTTGAGCTTTTAATCATTTTATATATTTATGTTTTTATTCTTTTCTACTACCGTCCTCGTTTAAGTATTTAACCCAAGCTTCTTTTACATATTCTTCATTATCTTCAAAATAACGATATAATGGTGAGTCGGCTATAGTGTAATTTCTAGCATAATTATTAGGTGCTGTCCAAAATAAATTCTCCGCCATATTGGAGAGTATCGCTCTAGGATTATCTTTTTTGAAGTCATAAAAACTTTGTTCAGATTCGGAATCATACATATCATTTAAAGAGCATTGTATTAGAACCGCTAGAAAATTTCCTTTTATTCCCGTTACAGTTTTAAACCACATTATTCTCCTCTTAAGTTCAGTTTTATTCTTTACTATACCTCCTGCCTTTTTTAGGTAGACTTTTATTAGCCAATTACCTATGTTTTCAGATTCGTCATCCACAGCTCCTTCATAAGAAATAGAAATCAACAGCTTCTTAGCTTTTTCAGTTAATCTTAGGGCTTTATAGGGGTGTTCTCCCTTCTTCTTAGTCTTTACCTCGGTGATAAAATCTAAGCTCTTAAAACGCTCGAATGCCTCAAACCAATATTCTTCTATCAAATAGTCTGTATCTAATTGTTTAATAGCACAAAGTAGTTCTAAATCCCCTCGTTTAAGTTGCTTTTTTACCTTTTGTAAGTTTATGTACATACTCTCTAATCTACAAGTTCCTCAATATTTATCGCGTACTCATCTAAAAGCTCACTAAACTTCTCAAAAGTTTGCTCCACTCCCGCATAAAAATCTTCACTGGACATAGTGTTGTTTTCAAATTGTCTTTTTGTGTTGTGCATGAATGTCCAAATTACTAGAGCCATATCTAAAGATTTAAAACATCTAAGATAAGCTTTTCTGTCATCTGGGTCTGACATGTCAAATTTAATTACTCCTTTTACCATAAGTCTTCTATAAAATTAACATTCCTCCCTTTTAAATTTCTTGCGCTTGTCGCTTTAATTTCGCCCGCAAAAGTAATAACACTCTCATATAAAAGTAAACTGTCTTTTTCTGTTACTAAACAATTATAATGTTCACTTTGTCTCCAAAGAAAGTCTTTAAAACTTTGAAGAGCTAACATTGCTGCTTTTTCAGTGTTTGTGTAATACACTAGATTTTTATAAGCTCCTGTTTGTGCGGCTCTTAGTAAACAATCAAAAACATAAATAGTTTTATCCATCCTTCTAGGAGTGTTTGGATAACTGTAATGAACTTCGTGTAGTCGTTTTAAATCTGTCATGGCTTAATCTTCGTTTTTGACAAACTGTCCATCAATCATATTACCTGTACGTTTAGAAATTACATTATAAGCACTCTCTAAACAATCTTCTAATTTTAATCCTTGCATCTCTGCTTGAATAATGATAGTCACAAGGATATCTCCGAGTGCGTCCTTAACTTCCTCTTCTGTGTTAACCAATTTACTTTTAATATTGTAAAAAGTTTCTTCACCTTCTTCTTGCACTTCTACAGCTTCAATTAATTCTAAGACTTCTTCATACGTCTTTTTTGCCTGAGCTAATGGAGTAGCTTTTTCTAATATTCCTTTTTCTGCTGCCCACTTTATTACTAATGGTTCTAATTCGTTATATTTCATACTTCTCTTTTAATTGTCTTAGTGTTTCTAATTCTTTCTGTTTTATATATTCTTTTCGGCGATTTTCAATCCTCATTCTAGACTCATATTCTAAATCTGTCTCTTCTCTTTCAAATAATACACTTATGTAATTCTCTCCATAACTTAAGTCTAATTTTGAGCCGTCTAACATATTTTCTCTAAAG